GGAAGTCGTGCTCGACGAACAGGCCGAAGCGCTTTCCAACAAAGTCCCACTCCCCGCCGGCCCGCGACAGGCCGCCGAGCTGGAAGCGGGGGCGCGGGTCGGGCGCGATGGAGAGCGAGAACGCTGGCTCCTCGCTCGGCTTGCCGGTCAGCGCCGGCAGGGCGGTGCCGCCGTAGGGTAGGCGCGGCAGCTTCTGCTCGGGGTAGGTGGTGGTTACCGGCTGCTCGTCGGCCGGAGGCGAAAAAGGGGCGCCAGGCCCCGTGACGGGTCCAGGCCGGCGGCCGTCTTCGGCCGGCTGCCATCCGGGAGCTGTCGGTGCCTGGCGCTTCTTCTTCGTCCCGGGCTTCGGCGCCTGGCGCACGGTCTGCCCCTGGCGCAGGACGGGGTACTTTGCTTCGAGCTCCGCCGTGCTGAGCTGGCGCTGCACGGCCTGCGCCACCACCACCGGCTGCGCGGCTTGCAGCAGCTCCTTGCCGCGGTTGTAGCGGTTCACCACCGAGCTGACCAGCCACGCCAGCAGCACCAGGAGGACCACCACGGCGCTGATACCGGCCGTGTGCCAGACGTGCCGCCAGACGCTGCGGACCGGCGCCGCGACGCCCGCTTCCAGGCGCGCCAGGCGGTCGTGAAGGCCCTGCGCTTCGGGATCGGTCATTGGTGCCGCACCTCTTCGAGAAATGCGATGGACTCGTCGTAGGTCATCCAGCCCCGCCGCCGGCCCTCCCGCCAATACCAGAGGGTGCGCCGCCAGCCGAGGGTGCGGAGCATCCAGAGCCAGCCAGCAAGCCGACCGACGCGCGCATGCCGATACTTCTTCTGCGCGGAGGAAGCCGCCCCGTTCGGATCGTCGCCCGCGCGCGTCAAGCGTGCAGGCTCCCCTCGCAGGGCATCTGATTCTACCCTCATCCCGCCCCCTCCCGCCCGCGCCCGCGGGCAGAGCACCTCTCCGACGAGGCCCAGCACGCAGGCCAGCGTCAGGCCGGCGCCGGGGAGCAAGAGGCAGGCCCAGCCGGGGAGGGTCATCCCGGACCGCCTTCCCGCGAACGCCAGTCCTCGCCAGGCGCGCCTTGGTTCATCTCGCGGCCCGGGAGCAGCTCGCCAGCCGGCGGAATGACTCCGAGGCGGCGGAGGTCAGCGAGGGCCTTATCCGCCCTGGCGAGCGCCTCTCCATGACGGTGGGAGGAAGCAACTCCCGCGCGCCAAGTGATCATCATCACCCCGCGCGCCTCCGCCAGCGCCTTCCAGGCATCGCGCTCGGCCAGCAGTGGCGCGACGCGCCGCTGCTCCTCGCGGACCGCTTCCTCTTGCGTCAGCACCCGATTCACCACAGCAGCTCCCGCCAGCCGCGGTGCAGCAGCGCCGGCAACGCGGCCAGCGCAGCGACGAGCCCGCACTCGAGGAGCAAGCCGCCGTAGATGAGGGCGGCCCCGCTCACCGCGGTGGCACTCCCGCCGACGCGAGCGCGCGGGCAAAGGCGTCCGCGTCGAGGCCCCACCAGTTGAAGCCGGCCCGGTGGCCGTCGGCGTCGAAGAAGTCATCCGTAGCAGAAGGCGCCCTGTCGAACGCGAGCCCCGGCGCCGCGACAGTCTTTGCCGGGAGATGCGTAGGCGCCTTCTGCTGCGGACCACTGCATGGATCTTCCAACCGGATGTCATAGCCTCGCAGCAGCTGGCACGTGGCCCAGCAGCCCAAGGCCGGCGCCGGCCCCTTGCAAGTCGCCGCGCACGCGCCGTTCGGGTTGGCGTCGAGGAGATGGAAGAGCCGGTCCGTCGTGGTGTCCACGTCGTAGCCGCCCACCAGGCGCGCCGCCTGATCCATCCCCGGCGGCTGGTCCGGGTCAGGATGACAGAAGACGGCGTCGCTGTTGGTAGACACCAGCCAGACGCGCTCGCACTTCTCGACGAGGACCGGCGGCGCGTGGCGAATAGCGTCGATCCAGGGGAAGCGGGCCAGCGGCGTGCGCGTGGTGCTCGCGCAGCCGGCCACGGCGAGGAGCAGCGATGTTTCGATGAGGCCAAGGGCGATGCGCTTCATGGCGTTCCTCCGTTCGGTCCCGGCTGGTCATCCCCCGGGCACCCGTTGCTCGTCGGGCAGCTGCCGTCCGGACATGGGCTGTAGGGGTAGCATGGACAGGTGCCGTGCGGGCAGACGTGGTAGCTCGCGCAGCCGGCGAGCAGCGCGGCGAGGGCGAGGGCGGCGAGCAGGCAGAGGGCGCGGGTCATGGGTTGATTTCCACCTCAAGGTCGGTGATGGCCATGTGCCACTCCACCTGGACGCCTCCGCTGCTCGTCGGTACGATGATCGCTTGCTGACTCCATTCGGGACGGAGCATTTCCAGCAGGAGCCGGCAATCGGCGATGCACCGCTTGTCGATGGCCGCCGCGCCATAGCTGTCCCACCCTGGCGTCAGGGTTGCGAGGTGGTCCAGCGTGTCTAGCTGCTTGCTCACCGCCCCGCCTCCGGCGCCGCCCCCGCGGGCTGTGGCCAGCGCGCGAAGGCATTCTCCCGGCACCATTGCTCCCAGGCCGCGCAACAGAGAGCGCAGTCGGAAACCAGGCACAGGACGCGATGGCGCTGCCTGGCGATCCAAAACGGCTTCGTCGGAATGAGGGCATACCAGTGAGAGCGTAAATCCTCCCCGCTGGCAGTCAGCGGCGATTCCTTGCGCAGAGTGGAGCGGGATTGCAATCTCACCCTCCCCCTCCCTTCCCACCTGCGGCCTGTGCGTGGAGCGCTTCACCGTGGATATCCACACAGCTGCCGCCGTGGCCACGCGGCATTGCGCAACCGAGGTAGGGGCACCCGCCCGCGGCTGCCGGAGCAGCGAGGAGCGGCGGCTGGGCGGCGCTCCACTGGCGAACAACAGCGATGACGGCCGCGGTGCATTCCTCGCAGAGATCTCCGCAGGAGTGCAGCGCGTCGCACTCGCCATCTAGCGATGCAAAGAGCTCGACCTCGGGAAGCGGCCTCCGTCCTGACTTGCCGCAGTGGTCACACGAGTGCGTGGTCACGGCGCCGCTCCCGCCCCGCTGGCGACCGCCGGGGGCGCGCCGTTGCCCGCAGCCTGCTGCGCGGCGATGGCCACGCTGGCCGCCGTCTGCTTGTTCTTCGCCCTGTAGTTGAGCAGCAGGGCGATCAGCGGCACCAGGATGGCCGTCACCGCGGCCTGCGCCACCGGGTTTGTGCAGAACTCCATCGCGCTCCGCAGGTCGAAGAAGGCCGCCGCGTCCGCCACTGCGGCGAAGTTGATGACCAGCCCCACGGCGAGCCACAGCAGCGGCGAGCTCGCCCCGCCCTGGCTGGCCGGGTCGCTGGCTACGAAGGGCGCGGGCGCCTGCCCGGGGAGCAGGGAGCGCAGGCGGCTCTCGGCGTCGGCGAGGGAGGGGAGGATCATCGCGTCGCCTCGGTGCTCGGAAGCCCGCAGGCGCGTTCCAGCGCCAGCAGCTCCTCACGGTAGTTGGGGCCGCTGTACGGCATGCCGTGAACAGCAGCCAGGGTCCAAACGCCCCGCGACGCCTCCTCGACAACGTAGATCTGCCGGAGGAGGGCGACGGCCTTCTCGCGCAGCTTGTCCGCCGCGGCGAGCTTCGCTCGCAGGACGGCGCCGTTCGATTCGGCGAGAAGCTCAGGCGACCAGTCGCTGGCGCTCATGCCCCCAGCACCTCCCGGGCCTTGGCGTAGTACGCCTCTCGGCTCGCCAGGCCGTTCAGGCCGCCATTGATGGCGCGGGTGATCGCGGTGAAGTCCTGCGCATCAGCGAGGGCGTTGCAGCCGGCGATCGGCTGGCCCCATCGGTCGGTGGCCGGGTGCGTCGTCCAGTACCAGCCTGCGACGCGGAACCCCACCTGGGGCGTCGCGGCCTGCGCCGGGTCGCCCTCGAGGTCCAGCCCGAGCGCCGCGCCGCACGCCCGGTAGTTGGCGCGGCCGGTGAGCTGGATCGGCCCGCGGCCCTTGTACCGCACGCCGTCTCCCGCGTAGAAGTTCCCGAGATCCGCGCGCCCCTCGTAGGCCGCGCCGGAGGCGATCTCCTGCATGTAGGTCAGCTCGCCTGACTCGTGCGCGAGCTGCGCCAGGAAGGCGGCGATCCGCAAGGGGGTGTCGATCGCAAACTCCACCATGGCCCCGTTCAGCCAGGGGAGGTACTCGGCGAGATGCCCCGCCGAAAGGTGCGGCATGATCGCCTGGACGGTGCCGGCCGTGACGCCAGAGAAGCGTGCAACCGGAGCCTCCGGGACGGCAGGCGCTGCGCTCGCGGGCTGCGGCGCGGGCGTCTCGTAGTAGTCGGCCCAGGCCGGGTCCGTGGGCGCCTGCGCTGCGGCGACGCCCCCTGCACGCCAAGCGGCGAAGAGCCCGCGGAGGAGGTCCAACAGCGTCTTCACTTCTTGTGCCTCGCGAGGTAGCCGACGACGAAGAGCGCGCAGACGCAGAGCGCCAGCGCGGCGAAGCCGATGCCCATCACGGCCCCGGCGGTCATCGCTCGCCGTCCCGCAAGGTGACGAAGATCGCCATTTCCTTACTTAGGTAGACGACCGGAGAGCTACCGCGTCGCCACAGCCACGTCGAGGCTACGTCGCACGTCCACTCCCAGCCGGCGTCGCGCAGAAACCGCTCTTCTGCGGACTCCAGCGCCGCGCGCGCCCTCTCCATCTCCCGCCTGCGCCGCGCGAAGGTCATCCGAAGAGCACCTTGACCATGCCGACCAGTCCAGCCACCACCGCCAGCGCCGCGAGCAGCCCCGGCAGGCAGCCAGCGTGCTTGGCCGCGGCCTTCGGGGCCGGCAGCGGGCCTTGCGGGCGCGCGCCGGGCGGCGGGGGCAGGTTGGGCTGGACAGCCCCGTCCGGCTGCGTCGAGCCGCTCCCGAGGCGGTAGACCTTCGCCCCCGCCGGCAGTGGCATGTCCACCGGCTTGAAGATGCGGCTGGTGTAGTGCGCCACACCCCCGGAGACGACGCAGCGCGCGCCGTCGCTCTGCTCGCGGATGCGCGCGACCTCGCCCGTCTTCGCGTCCTGGACGCCCCAGGGGGGGGCGGGCGCCCAGGTCGTCAGCTTGAGCGTCCGCGAGCGCTTGCCGGCGAGGCAGGCGATGGTGTTCGCGTCCACGCTGGCGTCGAGCACCACCATCGCTTCCGCCGGCCCGAGGTAAAAGGTGACCGGCGTCGCCATCTTCCAGGCGGGATTGGCGAGCGGGCGGTCGCACAGTGCCATCAGCTCCGGGAGGACCGCCTTGACCATCAGCTGGTCGAAGGTGGGCGGCGTCGAGGAGGGCGCCGGCCCGCGGCCGGCCAGGTATTCCATCGTCTCGTCGCAGAACGTCCACTCGTCGAGCCCCGGCAGCACCGAGCGCTGGCCTGTCATCGGGGCGCCGGTGTTCGCCCAGAACCGCACCAGGTCGAGCCACTCCCAGGCGAGCGCCTGGACTGCGGGCGAGCCCTTGCGGACCAGCCCGCAGACGGCGACGAGGAAGAAGTACCAGTAGCCGCCGTCGCGGCTGCCGACCTCGTTGCCCATCCAGCCGCGGGTGGTCTTCAGCGTGGTCAGCCAGGAGAACGCCTCCGCGTCAGCGCCCTGCACAGCGGCGCACACGCCATCGGCGAGAGCGAGCAGGACGTAGTTCTCGCTGCTGCCCCGCTTCGCAGCGTCCTCGTAGTCGTGGATCTTCGCGAGGGCGTAGGCGCCTGGGTCGCCGCCGGGCCAAAGCTCCAGGGCATCGACGAAGCTTCCCTCGACGAAGGGATGCGGGATGCGGCGCGGCGGCCGCACGCCCAGGAAGCGCGCCAAGCTGCTGCCGAGGTTCTGTTCGGTCTGCATCAGTTCGCCTCCTCCTTGAGTCGCTCGTCCAGCAGCAGCCGCACGCGCGCTTCCGCCTCGGGCGAGAAGCGCCGCGAGCCCCGCTCGACCTCTCCGATGTGGACCGCGGTCATCCCCGCCAGCTCGCCCAGCGCGCGCAGGCTCAGCCCCGCGCGCTCGCGGAGCGCGCGGAGGGGGGCGCCGGCGAGTGGGATGAGATCGGTAGCCATTGCCGTAAGCATACGACAGCTCGGCGGCAAATGCAAGCCCTTTCTTCTACCCGCCGAATTCCTGCTTGAACGCTACCTCGTAGAGGTCCTCTTCGCTCACCCCGGCCCGCCGAGCTTCGGCCGCGCTCGTCGCGCCCTTGCCGTGCGCGGTCAGCTTCGCCACCTTGCTGACCGTCGTCGGCGCGCCGCCGGCCTGGCTGAGGCTCCCGGCCTCCGGCGCTCGGGCGGCGGCCTGCATGTCGCGCACGCGGCGCGCCGCCGGCGAGGGCGGCGGGGGGGGCGCCGCGGCGGCCGGCGCGGCGGCGTGGCCGTTGCCGCCGTAGGTCAGCATCTGGTGCAGGTACTGCGCCGGGTGGAAGCCAGCCGCCTCGCCCCGCTTCCAGACCGCGTGAAGGTCGCGCACCGCCATCTCGTTGGCCTGTGCCTGCGGGTGGCCGAGGGCCATGTAGGTGGCGGCGATGCGCTCGGCGGCGTCGTGGACGACGGGCAGGTACGCTGGCACCGCGGTCTGGTACTCCACCTCGAGCTGGTTGACGCGGCCGGCCTCGGCCTGCCCGGCGCTGCGCTCCTGCTCGGCCGCCTGGCGTTGCTGGCCGGTCTGCATCTGGCCGAGCATGTACTGGTAGATGGGGCCGAGGGCGGTGACCATGCCCTGCTGGTACTGGCGCGCCGTCTCACGGTCCCGCCATAGGTACCAGCCCTTCGGGTCCTGCTCGAAGACCGGCTCCGGGTCCGGGTTGGCCGGCGCCGGCCGCGGGCCCTGCGCCACCTGCTGCTTGATGGCCGCGAGCTCGCGCTCCATGCGCTCGCCGCGCTGCTGCGCCTCGCTGAGCGCGCGCTGCGTCGCCTGGCGCGCCTCGTACCTTTGGCGCCAGTGCGCGGCGTGCTCCGGCGTCGCCGGGCCGGCGGCAGGCTCCGGCGCCGGCTCCTCGGCGCGGGCCGGCGCCGCGGGTGCACCGCGCTCCTCGCGGGCTTCTTCGACGACGCTCTCCAGGTAGGATTCGCTGGCGGCGACGTCGCCGTCGAGCTGGGTGTCTTGGGTCAGCGGCTCGGACATGGCTTACGCTCCTTGGGGCGGCGGGGCCGCGGGCGGCGCGCCCGGCGGCGGGGGGATGAGGTTGTTCGGGTCGAGCGGCGGCGGGGGCGCCGGCGGCTCCGGGTGTGGCGGCGGCTGCGCGCCGGCAGCCGTAGCGACCGCTGCCGCGCCGTGCAGCTGCTGCTGCGGAGAGGGCGTCGGCTGGATGCCCTGCTGCTGCCAGAGCTGATTCGCCTCGCTCGGGTCCGGCTGGAGAGCGCCCTTGAGCTGGATGCTGACCTTCGGCGGCTGCTGGTGGGTCGGCAGCTTGATGCCGGCCTTGTCCAGCATTTGCTGGATCTGGTCGGGGCCCATGCCCTGGAGCTGCTTGACCAGCGCCTGCGGGTCGGGCCCCTGCTGCTGCTGGTCGATCTGCTGCTGGATCTCGTCGGCGAGGTCCGCGCCCATGGTGCCGGGCAGCGGCGCGATCTTCATCAGCGCTGGCATGACCAGGTTCCCGAAGCCGGCCTTGACCAGCGTGCCGATGAGGTCGGTGACGACGAAGAGCGAGAAGGCCGCCAGCTTCTGCGTCGGCGACGCCTGCCCCGTATCGACGGTCACGTCAAAGTCGAAGGGGTCGGACGCCTTCAGGATGTCGGAGGGCTTGATCGGCCGCTGCATCTTGCCGGGCATCGGCTGGCCGTCCGGGCCCGCGGGGCCCGGCGTCATCTGGCCGCCGTCCTCCGGGGTCGCCGAGGGGTCGTCGACCAGGATCGGCGTCGGCTGGCCGGGCTTCCCGGTCTGCGGGTCGGGCTGGCCCTGCTGGACGGTCAGGCCCATGACCGGCTTGACGTCGCCGAGCATCTTGTCGATCTCGGCCGCCGGCAGGTGGCGCAGCACCATCGCGCCGCACAGCAGCCCTTCCTCTTGCAGGAAGAGGTTGTAGGCCCGGAAGAGCAGCCCCAGGCCCTGCTGGTTGTGCTCCTGGAGGTTCGCCAGCGCGACGTTCGAGGCAGCGTCCTGGCCCTCCGTCGTCCCCATCTGCGCCTTCGAGATCAGCGAGATGTCGTTGAGCGTCCCGATGCAGAACTGCATGAAGCTCTCGATGCCAGGCGGGACCGGCTGCACCTGCTTCGGCTCGATCTTGTTGCCGGAGAGCGCCTCGGCCTTGACCTTCGTCCAGCTGCCGGGGGTGGACTGCGCATCGGTGAAGTCCTTGTCGCTCCCGACCGTGACGTTTTCCTCGTAGAAGCCGCCGCCCTTGGCGCCGCGCATGAGGATGTCGAGGTAGGTGGCGATCGACTTGTTCACGAAGAGCTGGGGCTGGTAGATCATCCTCCCCAGGCCGAAGAAGCGGATGCGCCGCTCCTTGGGCTTCTCCCAGGCGAAGCCCGTCAAGGCCTGGATGGGGAAGCGGTCCACGGTCAGCTCCTCGCTGACCAGCACGGTACCCTGCCCGCTCGCGTTGCCGGCGACGCCGGTCGAGATGTAGGCCTGGTACCAGCGGACGCCGCGGTACTGGTGGACCTCGCCGACGCCATCCGGGAAGGGCTTGGGGCCGACGACGGGCTGGCCGGTCGCCGGGTCGTCGCCCCGCTCGCCATCCATCTTTCGCAGCTCGTCGTCGCGCTGCTCGTACTCGTGGAAGGGGCCGTCCATCTCCTCGCCGGTCTGCGGGTCGACGTAATAGGCGCGGGGCATGTAGCGGCAGTACAGCAGCCGGTAGATCTTGATGCGCTGCCGGCCGGCGCCGGGAGTCTGCGTGCCGCCGCCGGCCACCTGGGTGCTGGAGCTCGGGAGCGGCCCCTTGGCGCCGGTCTCGAGCTCGCCCTCGAGCGCCTCCGCCTTCTTGCCGAAGCGGGCCTGCACTTCCTCGAGGAGCCACTCCCGCTCGTGGATCAGGAATTTCGCGTCGGAGAGGTTGGTGTCCTTGGCGTCCGGGTCGGGCCAGATCTCGTGGAAGGGGATGTAGGTGCGGCGAGTGCGGATCGGGATGCGGCTCGTGTCGAGGTAGGTGTCGGTGAAGCCGTAGCCGGTCAACAGCATGCTGCGCAGCGCGCGGCTGTCCGCGTCGTGGCCGTTGCAGCGCTGGACCTCCTGGCGGACGATGGTGGTCAGCCAGTCGCCCTTGGCATCCTCCGCCTCGCCCATGTCCTGGCCGCGGAAGATGGCGTCCTTGGGCGGGTTCATGCCGTCGAAGGTGTTGATGGTGGCGGCGGCGAAGTTGAAGGAGACGGGGGGGCGCTTGGTCTGCTCGAGGAAGAGCTGGTCGGTGGGCGAGAGCGTCTCGCCGGCGTACATGTCGAGGATCAGCTCGGCTTCGGTGCGGGCGTCGGCGAAGAAGGCGGTACTCTGGTCGAGGCTCTCGTGGAAATACTTCAGGAGGTCGTCGTCGTCGAGCGGGACGCCGTAGTTGAGCTGGCCGGAGCTGGTGACGCCGGGCTTGGCGTCGGCTTCCGCTGCCTTCCCGCGAGGGCGCCCGATGGGCATCACGCCGCCTGCCAGCTTGGGCCGCTCGTGCCGCGGCCCTGCTTGGCGCGCGCCTGCTCCATCGCGGCGGCGTAGAGGTCGTCGGGGGTGGGCTGGTCCTCGGTCACGTCCTGCGGGTAGGTCAGGAGCTTGCGCACGCTCTCCTGCTCCGGCCACGCCATGGCGTCCAGGCAGTCGTCGTTGTGCGCCAGCCCCTTGGCCGGCGTCCAGTACTTGTACTCCTCCTCCAGAAACTGCTCGAAGGTGTCGCGGGTGTCACCCTGCGAGCCGTGGCCAAAGCCATCGCGGGGGAAGAGGTGCTCGCCGCGGGCGAGCGCGGGCACCAGGCCGCCTACACCGCCGCCGGAGATGCGCGTCTCCTTGGGCGTCGCCGCCGCCTGCTTCGGGAAGAGGCGGACGCGGAAGCGGTAGGTGCGCCGCTCCATCTCCGCCTCGAGGTTCTTCTTCACCAAGTCATCCTCCACCCAGAGGGTGTGCAGCTTCCAGTATGCAACGGCGGCAAAGATGATGTCCAGCGCGCCTTGGCCGGCGGCCGCGGCCTTCTCCCGGATCAGGTCGAGATGGTAGCGCAGGCGGTCGCGCCCCAGGCCGATGACGGAGATGACCATAAAGTCGTCCGCGAGGCCGCTCGAGTAGTCGAAGAAGCCGTGCGGCACCGTGTCGGGCCAGACCTCCCGGGGCTTCTTTCCGTAGCGGACGTCGATCCACTGGAGCAGCAGCCCCTGGTTGTCCTTGGCGATCGGCTTATTTCGCATTTGACAAGAAAAGATATAAGGGCCTTCCTTGCGCTCCCAGGCCCGGAGGAAGCGCACCGACTTTAGCCGCGGCGTCACGCCGTCCGCCTGGTAGCAGTCGCCGGGGCGCCAGCTGTCGCCGAAGAAGCCCTGCTTTGCCAGGCGGCAATTAGAGTCGTTTGCATCCCAGATCGTGCCGACGTGCGCCCACCGGGTGTCGTCGGTCCCGAGGTTTACGGCACGCTTGAGGTCCTCCTCGGTTTCCTTGATCATTCGCAGCGATTCGACCACCTGCTGCGTCACCGCGTCGTCGACGACGATGTGCCGGTAGTGGCCGGAGGTCGGCTGCTGGCCGAGACTGTGGATCGAAAAGGAGGGCTCCTTCGGCCCCGGCTTGCGGATGATGGTGGCGGCGGTGTTCGTCCAGAGGGGATATTCCTTCTTCTCGGGCCTCAGGATGTCCGGCCAGTGGTCAAGCAGGACCTGGTTCTTTTCCAGCTCCTCGAGCAGCCCCTTGAACACCGCCTCGCCCACCTGGTCGACCTTGTGCATGAGGATGGCGGTGGTCATCGACGGGTCCTTGAGCGTCAGCCAGATCGTCGCGAGCTTCGTGCGGATCTCGGTCTTGAAGTGCTCGCGGGGCTCGAAGATGGCGTCGACGTCCTTCCAGCTGTCGAGCGCCTCCTGGATGCGCCGGCAGAGGTCGAAGACGTAGGGCTCGTCGACCCAGAAGCCGGGCTTGCCGTCGCGGATCAGGTGCGGGTGGCCCGGGTCCTTGATCTGGTGCTTGCCGAAGGTCGCCGCCCACTTGCAGAAGGCGTAGAAGTCCGCCTCCGCGAGCGCGCGAAACTTCGCCCGCGCGAGCTTCGGGTCGAGCGTCAAGCTGATGTCGTTGATGACGTCGAGGTACTGACGCGCGTCTGGGCTGCCCGGTAGCTGCCAGCTCACGGCGTGTCCGGCGTGCTCGGCTCCGCCTCGGCGGCGTCGGCGTGGCGCGCCGCCACCTCCAGCCGGCGCACCTGCTCGCGCTCGGCCGGCGTCACGTAGCCGTCCGGGCGCTTGGCGAGCTGGGCGCGCAGGTGCGCAAGCTGCGCGCGGGCGTCCGCGTGGTGCGGCAGGTGGTCGGGATCAGGATCCGCCATTCGGGTTCTCCCCCAACACCGCGTTCGCCTTGCTGTCGATCACGTCCTTCATCCTGGCGGAGAGGTTCTTACGCCCCGTTCCCGCCGCGCGGCTCTCGGCGTTGGCGGCGTGGGCGGCGTCGTTGATCGGGTACTTGCGCTGCGAGGGGATGGCGAATTCCGAGTCGGGCAGCGCGTTACGCTCGGCGGTGGTGAGTCGGGCCATCAGCTTGCCTCCTGGAGGTCCTCGCCCGCGGTCGCCAGCGCGGCCTGCGCGGCGAGCTGGGCGACGGGCTTGGCGTCGGCGCGGAAGCTCGCCAGCCAGCTCGCCTGGCCGGCGGCGTCCTCCGCGGTCACGGCGACGCTGCCGGAGTGGCGGACGTCGAGCTTCGTCGAGTACTTCGAGGGGTCGGCGCCTTGCAGGTAGATCTGGGCGGCCTTGGTGTCGCCCTTGGCGCCCTTGCGCCGCACCGCGTCCTCGACCCGGAAGAGCTGCATGGTCATGATGTCGGTGTAGCGCCGGGCGAAGGCCGGCGTGGCGCGAGCGTACGCCTGCACCTCCTCCCAGGAGGTGATGCCGGCGGCGTCCAGCGCCGCCGAGCGGTCGTCGTGGTCGCGCAGGGCGTCGAGGAAGGCCTGCATGCGGGGGTCGAGCGGCTCCGGGTCGTTGATGGTTTCACGTGAAGCATCTGCGGGCGTGTCAAGGTCCGCGCTGGCCCGCGCTGCTGCCCCCACCCGCGCCCGCTCGCGCTGCTGGGCTCCGGCTTCGCGGCGCAGGCCGGCGGCGCGGAGCTCGGCTTCCTCGACGGACTTGCGCCGGGCCCGGATCTTCGCCTCCTCCTTGCGGAAGCCGACCGTGCCCTTGCGCCAGCGGGTCATCTGCATGGGCCAGACGCCGAGCCGCTTGCGGAGGGCAGCTTCGGTGTCGCCGGGCTCGAGCACGCGGAGCTGGGCGAGGTAGTCAGCGGCGGTGCAGCGGGGCGTCTTCACGCCTACCCTCCGGTGGTCGGGGCTCCGCCGCTCTGCACTCCCATGAGCGGGTGGAAGGGCATGGGGCTCGGGGCCTTCGGCACCTGGCCGATGGGCTGCGGGCCGCCGCCGGCGCCGGCGAGCATGCCGCCCAGGCCGCCGCCCATCTGGCCTGGCGGGAAGCCGCCGGGCGGCGTCATCGGGCGGATGCTCTGGTAGATGGGGGGCTGAGCCTGGGGGGCGCCCGGGCGGAAGCTGCCAGCGCCAAAGCCGCCGTCCACGTTGGGGCCCATCCCCGGACCGTAGCCGGTCGGGTGCGTAACCGGTCCGAGGCCTGGCAGGCCGCCGCCCATGGACGGGGCGCCAGCGGCGCCCATGGCGGCCATGTAATTCGGGGCCAGGGCCGGGCGGCCGGACTCGGTGACGCCATTCGTTCCCGGCATCGGCCCGAGCAACTGCGCAGGAGGGCCGCCGGGGCCGCCCGCCGAGTTGATGCCGCCGCCAGGCATCCCGCCGCTGATCGAGCCGGGCCCGGAGGGCGTCCCGGTGATGCCGCCGATGGGGCGCTGCATGGGCTCCTGGGAAATCGGGCCGCCGCCGGCCGAGTCCTTGCCGCCCTGATCATCGGGGAGGCCATTCGTGGAGCGGCCGCCAGCGCCGCCGCGGCGCATGCCGGCGTCGGCGGCGATGCGGGCCTCCCGCTGAGCGTTGTCTGCCGCCTGCTGCTGCGGGGAAAGGGACCGAAAGCTCCGGTCCTGGTCGCCGTCAGAGCCCCCGCCGAGCTGCCGCGGCCGGGTGTGCTCGCCACCGGGGCCACCCGGGCGGAAGCTGCCAGCGCCAAAGCCGCCGTCCACGTTGGGTCCCATCCCGGGACCGTAGCCGGTCGGGTGCGTAACCGGTCCGAGGCCTGGCAGGCCGCCGCCGGGCTTGGCGCCGGCGATCTGCTGGCGGATGCCGCGGACGCGCGCGGCGACGGGATCACCTGGCATCGGCTGGTCGGGCTTGAAGGCCATCCTATCCTCCTCGCTTACGGCGCGGCTTGCCGACGTGGCCGTCGCGGCGCAAGCCCCGCACGGGCTTTGCGGCCCGCGCGGCGCGCAGCTTCTCGAGGTAGAGCTCCTGCGCCGGCGTGCGCATCAGCGGATTCGCGCCGATCTGGCTGCGGAGCTCGCGCGCGGCTACTTCTTGGGCTTCCCGAGCTGGTCCGTCCAGTCCTGGGAGGGAATCCGGCCGATCTCCCCCACGTCCCCCTTGCTCGGCTCTTCCTTCGGCTTCGGCATCGTGTCCAGGTCGATCTTCTTCACGGCTTGGCTCCTTTCGCCAATCGAGCTCCTTGAGCATCCGGTAGAGCGGCTGCGACACCGGGACCGGGTGGGCTCCTTCGGAGCATCGTAGCACGAGTCGGGCGCGGTCGGTGGAGGAGAAGACGACGAAGCGCCTGTCGGGGCCGAGGTTGCTGAGTGCCTCGGTGAAGGGCTCCGGCATGGTGACTTCCCAGCGACGGATCCGGTTGTCGCGCAGGTGGGGCCGCTCGAGCGACTTCAGGAGGTCCCAGACCTCCCGGTCGATGCCGCCCTGCCAGACCTCGAAGCGGAAGGTGCCGAAGCCGGTGCGGATGAGCACCTGCGGCTGGCCCACTTCGAGGTCCACGGTGCAGGGCATCAGCCGTCCCGGTTGCGGGCGTTGTCGCCGGTCGAAGCTGCCGGCGCCGGCGGCAGCCCGGGCCGCTTGCGCGGGCGCCGGCCCTTGCGCGGCAGCGTGTGGGCGGCGATGTCGGGGTCCGGGGCGAGCGCCAGGCCTTGCAGCGCCTGCACGGCGGCCAGCGGGTCGCGGGCCGGGCGGTCGGGCCAGCGGCCTTCGAGGAGGATGGCGACGATGGCGTCGCGCGCCTGGGGGTCCAGCAGCAGCTGCGGCTGGCGGTTCTCGGCGGCGGCGTAGGGGGGCGCCATCTACAGCTCCGAGATGGCGGTGCGGCCGGCAATCGGCTGGTTCGGGTAATAGGCGGTGCCGATCTCGAAGACGCTCTGCGGCGGGTTCGAGGGCGCGCCGTGTACAAAGCGAAAATTGAGCGGGCCAGCGCCGTGGACGCTCATGAAACAGCCTGAGCGGGTGACCTTCTGAGTGTCGGGGTCCGTGTAGACGATCTCGACGGTGGGCTGGCCGTTGCCATGCGGGTCGGGACAGGAGGCGAGAGAGAGATCTGCGATGCTGCCTGCCATGGGAGGCTCCTTTTTCAAGGGGTATCCACCAGCACCATGAATGCGCCCTTGCGGACGGTCGCGGTGCCGGCGGCGGAAGTGTTTTCAGCGAAGCGCGGGATCAGGGTCCCGGCGGCGTTGACCTGGATGTAACCCTCGAAGACGATGACGGACTCGCCCGTGAAGGTGGTGAAAGTGATGGCACTCGCAAGCGAGGTCGCGATATTGGTGCCGATGACATCAGTTCCCCCGGAGGCGAAGATGCCCGCGCCCATCCAGAAAGCGGTCGCGGTCGCGGTCCCACCGTTGAAGTCAAATTGCACGCCTTCGGTGGCCTGACTGTTGACCGCTTTCACCACCATCCGCACCAGGTAGAAGCGGCCCGCTTGCAGCGTCGCGGAAAGGCCGGTGATGGCGGCCATGGTCGCGGTGGCGTTGGTGAGGTCGGCGGCGACGCGCGAGGTGCCTCCGTAGTTGTACCAGCCCGCGTGATTGCCGGCCGCGGTCGTGTCGAGCGAGAAGACGCCAGCGGCCGAACGCGAGAGGAGGGTGTCCTTGGCCTGCGTGGCGTCGCCGGTCGTGTTCGACCACTGGACCATCTTGTCGGCGGCGAGGTCGAGGCCGTGGCCGCTATAGCCGAGCGTGGCCGGCGGCGTCGCGGCGTTTCCCGCGAAGAGGGTACGGGCGATGAGGTCTGCGAGGTTCGTGCTTCCCGCCTGCTGCACCTGAAGGCCGGGGGGGCTGGTACCGCAAAAGAGTCCGATGCCGGGGGCATAGGTGTCGGAGAAAAGACGCACCTGGCCGGAGCCCTTCGGGACGAGAAGGAGCGGAATGTTGGTGTCGGTCCCGGCCGCCAGGATCTGCGCGGAGACGCCGGTAGCGGCGGTGAGGGTGAGGGGATTGGAGACGCCGCCCGCGGCGTTCGCCCAGCCGGCGGCGCCGGCGGAGCTGGCGGTGAGCACCTGGCCGCTCGTCGGGGGCGTCGCGGAGAGCGTGATGCCCTGCAAGGCGGCCACCAGCGGGCTGGCGGCGGTGCCGCCGAGGTCGCCGGCGAGCTGGACGGCGCCAGGGTTGCTGGCGTCGGCGCCGGCGCTGGCGAGATGCTTGTTCGTGAGGGCGCGGAGGATGACGGTGCTGGCGGTGGTTGGGTTCGTCGCCAGGACCTGCGCGGCAGTCTGGCCGCCGGCGACGCCGAGGGTGAAGGTCCCCGCCGTGGTGATGGTGCTGGCGCCAGCTAGCCAGGGCAGCGCGCCGGAGAAGGCGAGTCCGACCGAGGTCACCGTGCCGTAGCCGGCGAGAGGGAGACTTCCCCCGGCGCCGAAGGCCGCCTGGTAGAGCACCGCCAGGGCGTTCGCCGTCTCCTTGAAGCTGCCGACGCCTGGCGCCTCGATCTCGAGGAGGTCGGTCAGCGCGGGCGTCGGATTCGACGTCAAGTCGCTGATTTTCTTGTTCGCCATGGCCTAGAAGGGCAGCATTCGCGTATCGCCGGCGAAGGTGATGCGGGTATCGCCGGCGAAGGTGACCCGGACGTCGTGGACCGGGCCCGGCGCGGGGTTGCCGCGGCGCCGGCGGCGCCCGGGGCGCAGCAGCAGCGCAAAAAGCAGCTCATCGATCGCGTCGCGGGTGCGGAGGCTCATACCAGCGCCACGCGGCAGGTACCGCCGGCCGACTGGATCAAGTAGAACGGCCAGTCGACGCTGATCGTGGTCAGCGTCGAGGGGGCGACCGTGTACTGATTGACGGCGGAGACGACGGGCGAGCCCGGAATGGGCGGGTAGGCGCCCGGCGCGAGGCTCGCGGGGTCGACGTCGACGCGGATGACCGTTGCCGTGCAGGCGGCGTCCGTCTCGACGGACAGCTGGCTGAAGTAGCGCGCCGCGATCGCCAGCTGGCCGGCGGCGGGGATCTGCACCGGGAGGAAGTCGAGGCTGCCGACGTAGAGGGGCATCGCGCAGCGTTACGAGGGCACGGTCGGGATGGTGTCCCAGGTGCCGGCGACCGAGCAGACGAAAAACGCGCTCTTGGCGGCGGCGAGCGAGATCGGGGAGCTGGCGGCGATGGCGTTGATGACCTCGGTGCCGTTCGCGTAGACGTCGAGGATGTGGGCGCCCTTGTTGAAGACGGCGACGACGTTGCCGGGGGAGCTGGCCGGCAGGATGGCCGAATCGTGGTCGGTGGCGACGGTCGTGACCCGGTTGAGCGCCGCGGACAGCAGCGTCGCGCCGCTCTGGCCGCCGCCGGCGAGGGCGGTCAAGGCATTCGCGGTCGTGTAGGAGGGCAGTCCCAGGCCGACGCCGCGCTCCGCCCACCAGGCCCCTGCGGCGGCGCAGACGTAGAGCGCGATGGTCATCGCCTGCTGCGGCACGCCGGTGGCGGTGGCGACGCCGTTGATGGTGTCGGGGGAGGCGCCGTAGACCTGGATCGCCTTCGAGGTCGCGTTGACCACGATGGCGAAGTTCCCCGCGGCGCTCGCGGGCAGCGCCACGCCGTTGCCGGCGGTGGCGTTCGTCGAGACGACGTTGATGACCGCGGTGAGCGGCGTCGCGCCGGCCTGCGTCTGCGTGGTGCCGGCCGTGACGGAGGCGGATGCTCCGCCGATGCCGCCGGCGAGCAGCTGCGCCAGCAGGTAGAACTGCGCCTGATTCGTGCCGGGGTCGTAGGCGAGGACCCGCGGGCCGCTGCTGCCGACCGCGAGCGAATTCAGCGGAATGGTCGAGGGGAAGAGGTCGTCAAAGTCCACAGTCCCTCCGCGCCGCAGCGCTAAAGTCGGCCAGAATCGCCCGCTGGCCGGCGCCCGGGGGGCTCGAGGAGACGAGCAGGCTCAGCCGCGAGAGCATCGCCTGCCCGCATTCTGCGGCGCCCGCCGGCCAGCTGTCAAGGGGCAAGCTGCGCCAGCGAGATGAGTAGATCAGCAAAAGCTGGCGGTGTGAGGGCGCGTTGGCGTTTCGAGAGGCGCTGGCAGCGGCCGGTGCGGATGGCCCGCTGCCGCTCCTCTCGCGAGTGAAAGCCCTCTTCGGGCCTCACGCCGCGCGGCGCCGGTCCCCACGCGAGCTCTGGAAGGCGACTCTGACCGCGAGCGTAGAGCCATGTTCCCTTGCGGGCTTGGTGGCCGTAGTGGCCCTGCTCGACATAGCAGGTGAAGCCTCCGTCGCCGGCGGCAATCCATCCGCCGGCATGGTGTGGCCGCGTAAGACCAAATGCCTTCCAAGCGTGGCTGTCGCGCGGGTGCTCCAAAACACCACCAAACCGGCGCACGGCGGAGAGAGCTGCCGCGAAGCAACCGTCGTCGTCCCCGAGCAGCCGCCGCGGCGCGGTCATGTTCGGGCCTCCAGACCAGTATCGTCCCCACCGCGCGCAAGGCGGATGAGCTACGACAGGCCACGGTCCAGCATACAGGCGAGCGTCCCTCCGCTCGGGCCAGATGTCGATGTCGGCGCGGCCCGCATACGGGCCGTCTTCCAGCACGAACAGCGCTGCGATCATGTCGTAAGCATACGCCTGCCTGCCGCAGGACGCAAGCAGCGCTTGCTTTTCTGCTGCTGCTGGCTTTTTTAGCTCCGTGCTGAGCGGGGGTCAGATCCCTTTTGCGCTGGCGGCCTGCGGCAGCACCCCCCACCCTCTGGCATGAAGCCTAGCCTGCGGCGCTGAGCGCGCGCTGCCGCGCGCCTGCCAGCAGCAGCAGCTTGCTTGGCATGCAGCTTGCTACGCGCGCACGGCACAGCGAGCTTTAGCGAGCTGTGCTCTTGGGTGGGTGGTGGAGCTGCGCGGGCGGGCGGAGGAGCTGGCAAGACAGCCAGACGCCAGCCAGCAGCAGCGAGACGCCGGCAGCGCTCGCTTCGCTCGCAGCGTGACCCTTCGGGTCACAGCGGGGGAATTATGTCAACTTGCGGACGCTGAGGCGGTGATAACGCAGTGCGACAATATGTCGCAGGTGGGTGGGGCAGAATGTCGCGGGGTTGACGGCGGGCGGACGGGCTGCGATGCTCGGCGCCATGCTGACCGATAAGCAGTGGGACGCGCTCCTCGGAGACATGGCGGAGGAGATGCGCAAGCGTCGGCAGCACAGCATCGCGGGCGGCCCTGCCGCAGCATCGGCCGGCGCGCTCCGGGAGGGCGGCGCCGCGCCTGGCGCCGGGACAGGACCTGAAGACAGCTGCGGCCCGGACACCTTGGAGGCCCCGGGCCGCATTCACAACCACCCGAGCGCCAGCGTAGCAGAAGCTGGCAGGCAGGCGCAAGTGCCGGCGGAGCTCGCCGCCGGTCGGGAACGGCAGCGGGGAAATCCAGGCACCGGCGCGGTACTCCGATCCGCGATGAAGCCCCTACGTCCTGGTCGAACGGCCTCGAGCACCCGAGACTAACCCGCGAGAAGCGCGCCGCGGGCCTGCCCGCCGCGAGCGCCGCCTGCATCCCAGCAGGCACGACATGCCGAGCCCCACCCCCAAGGCCGAGGGAAGGGGCGCGCGCGGACGCTTACCTAGACAGCCCAAGGGTGATTGTCCTACAAGAATAGGGCTTGACACGCTGGCGCAGGAGCGTATAATCAGAGCATAGAGCAGAGGCGATGCAGCCCGCGCTCAAGCTGAGGAGACAGCCAATGCCCGACATGAAGGACATCGCCAACTGTGCCATCTGCGGCCGCAAGCTTCGGCCTGCCGGCCACCGCATCCACGTCGACACGTGCAGCGAGCGCTGCTACAGCAAGCTCCTGGACATCCAGCGCATTCGCGCCGAGCAGGCCGGCTGAGCCCTGACGCTAGGCCCGCGGCCCCGCGCCGCGGGCTCTGCGCCAGCGCTTACGCTGGAAGGCGCCGCAAGCCCGCGCGCGCCGCCTACGCTGAGGAGAGAACATGTCAGTCAAGTTCCGCACCAGTAGGGAGGACGGCCTCCTGATCCAGTCCATCGCGGAGCGTGCCAGCGCCCTCGCAGAGAAGGTCGCCGACACCTACCCGCTGATGGATGCCACCATGGACGTCACCGCCTGCCACGCGAACGGCAACCCGCTGCGGCTCGCCGAGCTGCTCGCGGCCGACGACGCCAACTTCGGTCACGACATCTTCGGCATCCGCCGCCACCTGGACCGCACCACGGGGCAGCTGGGCGGCTGCTTCGTGCCCCGCTTCTCGCATCGCAAGCCCGCCTGACCGCTGGCCGCAGGCGCCCGCCGGCAGGCTCCGCGGCGGGCGCTCACGGCGAGCAGTGCAGGCAACCGGCCGCAAGGCCAAGGAGAGAGGAGACGATGGACGGCTACATTCGCAGCACCTCAACGCCGACCGGCTACTTCCAGCGCCGCAACGAAGGGCGTGCGGCGTGGACCGACCTCGAGGGCGTGCGCGTTTACGGTGAGTCACCAGGACACTGCGGGCTTCAGGTGTGCGGCTGCATCCAGCAGCTGCCGGCGGGCCAGAATGCCTGGCCCGCTTTCATGCACGCGCGCCTCAACATCACCCAAGCCCGAGCCGTCGCCACCGCTCTCCTTGAGTGGATCGGCGTCCAGGAGTCTTACACCGGCGCCGCCGAGCGCGCGGAGGCCGCGCACGCGCAAGCCTGCCGCGACCGCGACGACCAGCAGCAGACGCCGGCAGGGCTCGAGGCGGAGCTGATCGCCGACGCCGCGGAGGCCCGCCGCGCAGCCGGCCTCACGCTCTCCGCGATAGGCTTGGAATTCGGAGTCTCGCGCCAGGCCGTCCACGAAGCGCTGCGCCTCCGCGATCCCGAGATGAAGCGAAAGCTACGCAGGCGCCAGGCAGACAATGCCCTGAGGCGCTATTACGCTGGTCGCCGATGAACGCCCTCGACCGCCACCTGGCGCGCATCCGCAGGATCCGCACGCCGGCCCGCACTGCCGCCAGCCGGCGGGCCGCCGCCGCCAGCGCTGCGAAGCGTCGCAAGCTGGACGCGGAGAAGGCAGATGCGCTGCGGCGCCTGGCCGCGAGCGGGGAGTGGACGCAAGCCGAGCTGGCGACGGCCTTCGGCATCAGCCAGAGCCTTTGCAGCCTTACACTCAGCGGGAAGCGCTACGCGCCGCCCGCACAGCCCGAGGAGACAACGCCATGAAGATCGACCCGTTCCCGCCGCAGACCGACAGCGGCACGCTGGACCCCGCTCGCACCGTCGCCCTGCGCCCGCCCACCGCCACCGAGCTGACCCTGCTGCGCAGCGCGAGCATCGGCCTGGCGAAGGTGATGGAGGCGCTCGAGAAGCCGCCCACGCTCGCGCAGCAGCTCGAGGCCGAGCTCCGCCGCCAGCGCGACCTCAACCTCCCCGCCGAGTGGCGGAACGCGTTCGCCGCGGGCTGGAAGGACGCCCTGCGCCGCGCCGGCGTGCCCTTCCTGCTCGCCCTCGCCCTGCTGCTGCCCGCCAGCGCGCACGCCAGCAGCCGGCCGCGCGGCTACCACCCGCGCCCGCTGCCGCCCATCCACACCATCCACATCCCCGCGCGGCCGCGGCCGCGCCCGCACGGCCCGCGGAGGCCGCGGTGAAGACCGAAGACATTCACGAGGGAGGCCGCTACGCCCGCACCGAGGGCTCCAAGTACGGCGCCCGGCGCATCGTGCGCAGGGTCACGAGGGTGCGTCCCAACCACTGGGAGGGGCGAACCTACATCAGTTATGAGCGCCTCGAAGGGCGGGGCTCCCGCGTGCGCGACACGGTCCTACTCACGACCTTCGCCACTTGGGCACAGGAGGAACTGCCATGAACGTCGCCGACGCCTGCATGGTGCCCGTAGGCGGCACCGTCCAGCAGCTGGTGGCTGTCGTTGCCCGCGCCAAGTTCGGCGTATCGACCGCCGGCGCCTACGCCCTCGGCACGCTGCGCGACGCGACGGGGACGATCGATTTCATGTTCGACCGCCCCCCCCAGGGCATCGCCGCTGCCACGATCGAGAACCAGGCAATCTCGATCGAGCTGGCGCACGTCCAGGACTACAAGGGCAAGAAGCGCCTCAAGTTTGACGCCGCCGCCTTCGCGCTCGCCGCCGGCTCGCCGCTGCCGGCCGCGGCGCCCGCCCCGCTCCCCACCCCCCATCCGCAGCAGCAGCAAGCGCCGGCAGGCTTCCAGCAGCTGCCGGCGCCTTCCCTCCCTCGCCCGCAGTTTCAGGCGCCGCAGCCGCCGCCGGGTCAGCCCACGCTGGCAAGCTGCCTCGCCCTGATCGAGCAGGCCGCTCCTATCGTCGGCCAGGCGCTCTCCGTCATCGCTGGCAGCGCAGCGCCAGAGGCTCGCGTGGAGGCCGGCGGGGCGCTGCTCTCCACGCTCCTCATCGCCTATACCTCCGAGAAAAGCACGCTGCACTTTGCGCCGCTCCTCATGAAGGACATCGACGATGACATTCCCTTCTGACGCGACGGCCGACGCCCTCGGCCGCGGGGTAGTGGCGACCAGGAACGGAGTCGCGATCGTGGGGCTCCGCGAGGGAGAAGCGCTCTCTCCCGCGGAGGCCGAGGCGCTTGCCCGCGCCCTCTCCGACCTCGCGATGTTCTCCCGCGCGTTTCGGGAGGTGCTGTGATGCCCTCCTTCGCCTGCACGCCGCTCGCCGGCCCCGCGCTGGAAGCCAGCCCGGGCTGGCAGGCGGTCGCCCGCGCGCTGCGGGCGCGCCGCCGACCGCCCAACCCGGACCCCTTCAGAATCTCCGTCACCGAACTACTGCAGCCGCCGCGCATCCGCGCGCTGGCCTGGCAGCACGCCCGCGAGCTCTACGAACGCCCCGCCGACGCCGAGCGCGAGATGTGGGCCATGCTCGGCGCCGGCATCCACGCCGTCATCGCCGAGGCCCTGCCGGACTCTTCGCACGGCGAACAGCGCCTCGAGGCCCGCTGCGGGCGCTGGACGGTTCACGGACAGCGGGACCTCCTGACGCCAGTCGTGGACGCCATGAGCTACGCGATCACCGACCACAAGAGCACCTTCATCCCGACGCAGCGATACCCGCCGAGCCGCTGGAAGGACTGGGTGACGCAGCTCAACCTCTACGCCTGGCTGGCGCGGGAGGCCGCGCCGGCGGATGCTCCGGTCGCGATCGTCTCCGCCGAGGTCGACGTCATCTACCGCGACTGGAAGGCGAAGGACGGCGCCGCCGGCGTCCCCCCGGTCGAGGTCTACCAGGCGCCGGTCTGGTCGCACGAGGAGTGCCAGGAGGTCCTTGACTTCCGGCTCGCCGGCCACGCCGAGTGGCTGGACCACGACGAAGCCCTGCCGCGCTGCACGCGCGCCGACACCTGGGGCGGCGCCCGCTGCGCTGGCTATTGCGACGTCGCCCGCTTCTGCCCCGTGGAGGAGAGGCCATGACAATCGCCCAGAGACTCGAACAGCAGAGCTTGCGCCGTCGCGCTTGCCGCAAAGAACGGAGGCCGCACATGTTGATTTTGTCCCGCCCCCAGGCCGCCATCGTCCGCCTCTACCAGCGGCGCTACGGCGCCCGCTCGCTCCGCGCCGCCCTCAGCAGCTTGCTGCTAGAGGCGGACGCGGAGATGGCCGCGGAGGAGCGCTGCGAGCAGCAGTATGCCCGCGAGGAGCAATCGCGGCTGCCGGCCGGCGCTGGCGTGCCGGTCTACCGGCGAATGCCACGGGGCATCCTTTGATCTCCTTTTTCGTAGCAGGCACCCCGCGGCCGGGCGGCAGCAAGCGCGCCGGCCGCGGGCGCACCGCCGGCGGGTTCACCAAGATCGTCGAGAGCGGCAAGTACACCGCCGCCTGGCGCGAGGCGGTGGGCTGGGCCGGCCAGGGGGCCATGCGCAAGGGCCAGCCGCTGCCCGGCGGCAAGCGCACGCCGGCCTGCAAGCCCTTCAGCGGACCGCTCTATGTCGTCTTCACCTTCACGATGCCACGGCCGCGGCGGCCAACGCACCAGCACCCTGTCGGACGTCCGGACGTCACGAAGCTGGTACGGGCTGCCGAAGACGCGCTGACCGGCGTCTGCTGGGTGGACGACGCGCAGATCGTCTCCCAGAATGCCACCAAGTGGTACGCGGACGACAGCGGGGAGCACCCGGCCGGCCTCTTTGTCGAGGTCTGCCGCTTCCCGCCAAGCCCCTACGAGGGTCCCTTCCCGGGCACGCCGCCGCTCTGCGTCTAGCCCGGCACGTCCTCCCGCCTGACCCAGCGGGCCGGCTTGCCCGGCTCGCGCACGCGGACGAAGCGGCCATCCTCGCTCTCGCGCTCGACGTGCACCTTGGGCTTGGGGTGCGGCGCCCAGGCCATGCGCGCCGGCAGGCCGTCCTCGCCAAGCTGCACCCGCCAGCCCATCAGCCCCTCTTCGCGGGCGGCGCTGCCGGCGCGGCTTCGAGGTCGCGCTGGCGCACCCGGTACTCCTGCGGCAGCGGCACCACGACGTCTCCCACCCGAGCATGACCCTCGCGGGTCACGATGGCGTCTCGGCGCTCCGTCTTGCGAGCGTCGGCGGGAAGCAGCAGCGCATCCTTGCGCGGCCACTCCACGGTGATCTCATCCCACGGCTTCACGTAGCTCCATGTCTCGCCCATCACACGCCTCCGTTCTGGCGCTCGCGCGCCTCGTCGTCCAGAGACTTCCAGGTGGTGTAGATGTCATCGCCGTCGTCGCCGGCCGGCCCCGCCAGCGCTGCGTTCTCGCGCGCGAGCGCCGCCTCGTAACGGCTGAGCGGCGCTTCGGCGGGGGGCGCTGGGTCGTTCCAGCGGTGCGCGCGCAGCCAGCTGGCCGCCAGCGGGGTGTACTGCCGGCCCCGGGCCTTCCAGTACGGCACCCAGCGCCACAGCGCCGCCAGCACCGCCTCGAGCGCCGGCCGCACGCTGGCGGTCTGACGCCAGGCCTTGTGCGCGTCGGCCATGGCCTCCTTGCGCGGGTAGTTGTCCGCGAACGCCTCCCAGCCTGCGTCGCTTGCCGGCGCCGCACGCTTGGGCTTGCGCTTCAGGTAGTTGAGCAGATCCTCGCGCCGGTAGAGCACGCGGGAGCCAGCCTTCGCCTGCAAGAAGGGTGGCCCACCGGGCCGCAGGTTGGCGAGGTAGCGCGCCGAGATCCGCAGTACCTCGGCCGCCTCGGGGGTGGTGAGCAGTTGCTCGCTTGGCTCCATCGATCCTCCATTTCTGTCCACCAGGACAGGGAGGATTATGCCCTTTCCCCTACAGCAACGTCAAGCTTTGTCCAGCAGTAACGGACGATCTCCGGTGGCTGCGTAGAGCGCCACCACGCGCTCGCCGATCGCCGCGGCGCGCAGCTCCGCGCCTGCGCCCCAGCCGTCGATGACGGCCTGCGCAGTGCCCTTGGGAGCGAGGTCGAAGCGCAGGAGAAGCGCCTCGGCCGCGCGATGGGCGATGTTGAAGTCCCGCTGCGTCGCGGACAGCGAGTCGTCGCCAGCGATGCCCTCGACCGCGCCCTCGATCACTTCCGCCAGGGCATTCTTCTGTGCCAGGGGCGGGCAGCAGATCCCCAGGATGCAACAGGCGTGTCCGTTGCTCATCGTGACTTCCCCTTCCGTTCGTCGCGCTCGCTTGAAGATTTCAGCACCGCCACGTCAGACTTGAGGGTGCCGATGTCGATGCCCTGCAACCGCTGCTCCCGCTGGAGCTCGGTCTGCGCCTCCCGCACCGTCTCCACCACCGCCTCGATCGTCGCTCCCCGCCACACCACCACCACGACCACCCCCACGGCGCTGGCGAACCCCGTCAGAATCGTCGAGACGATGCCGAAGATGATAAGCAGCGTGTTGAGGTTGACGGCGGGGCCGCGCCCCTCGCGCGCCAGCTCCGCCGCTCGCGGAGCAGGCATCAGCCCTCCGGCTTGGCCGGCGCGTCGTCACCGGCCAACGCCGCTTCCAGCGCGTCGATGCGGGCGTGCGCCGCGGCCAGCTCCCGCGCCAGCGGCTCGTACTCGAACATGGGGACCGTCTCGGTGCCGATCCGCTCGGTGATCCGCGCCAGGTGTAGGGCGTGGCGCTCGGGGTCGATCTCTAGGGCCATTGCTCCTCCCTTCAGCGGTTGATTCTATCAGTGAACGACCGTCGTGGGGCCCGGCGCCAGAAGCCCTGCAAGCCACGCGCCGAGGTCCAGCCGCGATCCGCCTGGCGTGGCCCGCTGCGCGCCCGGCTGGTTGTGCCAGCCGGTGCGCAGGCTGATCGGCACCAGCGGGGCCGCGAGGTTCTGCGTGACGTCCCCGGCGCGCTGCGCCCTGCCTTCGCCCCGCTGCGGCTTCGCCGCTTCCGCCGCGCGCAGCAGCGAGCCGGGGACCGGCGCGAGCTTGTCGGTCAGCGGCCCCACCACGGACAGATCCTTGCTCGAGCGGCCGGCGATGCCGTGCGCCAGCTCGAGGTAGTGCTTGCCGACGTTCGTCTCGTAGAGCTTGCCGTCGAGCGGGTTGCGCCACTGCAAGTGGCTGAGCTTGTAGGGGTCGAAGGTCCCACCCGGGCCGTTCTGCCAGGTGTAGTGGCCGGCGGTCGCCTGCGACAGGAGCTGCATGGCCCCGAACATCAGGCCGTGGTTGATGTGGTAGTTGATCCCCATGGCCGACTCCACCGGGTTCTTGCTGAAAGGCGAGGCGAACATCTTGGCGCTGGAGATGTTCCACTCCGGCGACAGAAACCCACGCGCCAGCGCCTGCCGGATGGCCGGATCGGAGGTGATCGCGTTGCGGTGCAGCCTCCACTCCTGCGCGCCAAAGCCGTTGCCCACGGCATTGGCGACGCCCCGCATGCCCTGCTCCAGCGACTGCGCCCGGATAGCGTTGCGACGGGCGAACCCGCCGACGCCGAGCGCCCAGTTGCTTTGCCCGGAGTGCACCGCCTTGAGCGCGGCTTCGTTGCGGGCGAACGCTGCGATCTGGAGCCGCGGGCGCAGCTCATGCCAGAGGTACTCCGAATTCAGCTCATGCGCCCTGTTGAGCGCCTGCGCCGTCCAGGCCACCGGCTTGCCCAGTACCTGCGCCGCTCCCTGCGTCCCCTCGCCCCACCGCTGCACCCCCGCCAGCGTCTTGGCGAGAGCCTGCGCCTCGCCCTCGATCGGGGCGCCGTGGATGTTGCCGCCGGCGTCGATGTAGCGGAGCGCCGTCGCCTGCTCGGCCGCACTCAACGGCCGCGGGGCCAGCCGCTGAAGGCCGGGGACGTGGGACAGGAGCTGCCCCGCCGCCTGTCCTTGCGCCTTCACCGCCGATACCAGCCCCTGGAGCGGGTTGGGGTCCATGGCGACGGAGCTTTCGCCGAGCGCCCACGGATGCATGATCCCCATGAACAGCTCGGCCTGCTTTTCCGTCTCGTTTATGGCGTCGTAGGCCTCGCCGAGGCGGCCGACGTCGGTCCCGGTGATGATCGGCTTGAGGTTCTTCCACAGGTCCGGGTGGACGTAGAGGTTGCCGTCCCCTGGCACCAGGTCAGAGAGGAGCCGCACCTGGTCGGCGCGCTGGAAGCCCTTCGGCGGCTCGTAGCCGCGAAGCAGCGCCGGGTTGCCGTCCGGCATCTCCATCGGACCCCCGCCCGGCCCCTTGGTCGCCAGGTCCTCGACCTTGCCCAGCAGCTCGCGCATCGCCAGCGCCTTGCCGTAGCTCTCGCGGCTGGCGCGGATGGCCCCCACCAGGTCCTCGGTGCCGGGGACGGGGACCTTCCCCTTGTTCATCGCGTCAGCGAGGGTGGGGTAGGTCCGCTCCTGCTCCGGGCCGATCTTCCCGCTCGCGATCCGCGGGCCCTCCGGCTGGACCCACGGCTCGTCGTCCTGGAAGCGCAGCGTGAGGTAGTTCTGCCGCGCCGGCACCGGCTCGAGCCCCTGCTGCGCCCGCATGGCGTTGATATCCTCGAGCTTCCCGGCCGCCTCCTGCTGCCATTGGTTCCACAGGTCGATCGCTCCCTGCGTCCGCGGGTCCTGCGCCAGCCGCTCTTGCAGCGCCTCGGGCGTGTCGCCGGACACGTTGGGGTTGCCCCGCTTGCTGCCCTCGAGCATGTGCCGGGCGTCGGTGGCGAAGCCTTGCGGCCCCCGGTCGGCGTCCTCGAGCCCCAGGCTGGCGGCGTCCTCGAGCGACTGCACGCCGGCGGTGAACTCGGCCCGGTTGCCGCGGGTCACGAACGGGTGGCGCAGGTCGTCGTAGAGAAAGTCGTCCGTGAGCTGCTCCGGCGTCGGCGCGCTCCGCGTGCGCAGGAAGCCGGCTTCCGGGTTGATACCCTCCGGCGCGCCCTGCGGCGGCGGCGCCGGCGGCCGGCCCATCCAGGTCGCCGCCGCGTCCTCCTGCGGCAGCATGCTCCCGTAGCCGGGCCGCGCGCCAGCGGCCGGCGGGGGCGACACGTCGGCGAGGGTCGCTCCCTGCGGCGGCCAGGGGCGCTCCGGCTCCCCGAGCATGGGAGCCCGGCCCCCCGCCGGATTGATCTGCGCGACGTGATTCGACTCGGTGCGATCCACAGGAAGGTCGGCGGGAAGATCCGACAGCACGCGCCCCGCTGCGGCGTCCTCAAAAGTCGTGCCTCGGGGGTACATGCCTTGGTCGAAGGACCAGGTTTCTCTCGTCCCCCGGTAGGGCATCGAGTTCCCTACCGGAGTTGGATTCATCTGCACCGCCGAGCGGTAAGCGGCTGCCTGCCCCGGAGTCAGCGGGCCATACTGCGGGTCGGCATAGCGCGGCGCGTTCTCCCGCGCCGCGAGCGCCGCGTGCGTCGCCTGCGCCTCCGGGCTGCCCGGCGGAGCCATGCCGGTCGACTCCCGCCACAGGTCGTCGACCTTCGCCATCTCGGCCTGCGTCGCCGCCTGCACGCGCTCCGGCGTCGCGTCCTGCGGCAGGCTGGCCGCGGCGCGGGCCTGCGCCTGGTCCTGCGCCTGGCGGTAGAGCTGCGAGGGCGGGGGCTGGCCCATGGCGTCGGGGGCGGGAGCCTGGTCCGCGGCGCGCGCCTCGTTGAGGGCGCGGGCGATGGGGGAGAAGTCGGCGCCCTCCGGGGCCGGCGCACCGTGCGCCAGGCCCCCGGCGGCGCCCCCCATCGCCAGGCCGAGGCCTCCGGCGACCGCCGCGGCCCGCAGGCGTTCGCCGGTCGGTGCACCGTAGGCCCCGGAGTAGCCCATAGGCGCGCCCGTCCCCAGCCCCACCGCCGCGCCCCTGCCCACGCTCGCCAGGGTGGGTGCCGCTCCCAGCCCGGTGAAGCCGGCCGCGGCGCTGCGCGCCGCCGCGGGCACGCCGGCCGCCATGGGCAGGAGGTTCGTCCCCAGCTCGGCGGCAAACTCGGCCGCGGCCCCGCCGGTGCCAGGGTGCGCGGCGAGGTACGCCTGCCGCTGCGCCTCCGCCTTGGCGGCGAGATCCGCGGTCAGGCCTTGCGGCACATCGCCCACCCCCATAAAGGTGCTTGCCAAGGCAGGGTGCGCCGCCACGAAGTCCCGGATGCTCTCCGCCGCGCCCGCCAGCGCCAGGCCGAAGCTGCGCGTGGCCGCGCCCTGCGCCGCCGTCCAGATCCCGGCGTCGGGCGTCGGCTCCGGCCCGCTGATCGCGGGCGGGCCGGCCGCCGGCCACTGCTGCACCGGGACCTTCTCGCCCGTCTTGTCGTTGATGAGGACGATGCCCTTGCGCGTCCAGCCGAAGGCGCTGTCGAGCGCCGCGGCGGCTGCCGCGCCAGGCGCCGACGCCAGGGTGGGCGGGGGCGCGGGCGGCGCGAAGGCGTCGTCGAGGGCGAAGGCGGCGGCGGCTTCAGCGGAGGGCATTGACTTGCGCCGGGGAGGGGTGTATGCTTACGGCATTCAGAGGAGGTGAGCGATGCGGTTCAAGGAGACGAAGAAGGAAGCGGAAGTGGGGCTGCCCGGCGTCCAAGCGGCATTCACGATCATCGACGGAAGCCTGCGTGACGTGCGCTTGACCGACGCCAGCGGCCGAGTGGTGCTGCTGAGCTGCGACTACGGCCTGCACGTGTCCGTCCCGGCCCCGCCGAAGATGGTCAAGCGCTGGAAACTGAGCGGCACCTTCGCCGGTTTCCCCACCGAGCATCTCTACCCCAACAAGTGGGAGGCTGAGCGCAAGAGGGATGCCATGGTCGAATTGCTGCGCGACGAGTCGGCGGCCGCGCTGACCATCGAAGAAGTCGAGGTCCCGGACGACGACGCCTAGCCTCACTGCTTCGCCCCCGCGATGTAGGCGTCGATCTGCGCCGCGGGCACGCCCGCCGCGGCCAGCTTCGCCCGCACGCCCGCCTCCCCCAGCGCCGGCAGCGCCTGCTTGACGGCGCCCAGCTTGCCGGCGTCCAGCGCCGGGGCCTTCCCGGTCCCCACGTTCGCCAGGTTGAGCGGGCCTGGCGGCCCGGCCGGCCCCACCGCCGCGCCGGCCGGCGTGCCGACGCGGGCGCCGAGCGTCGGCATGGCAAGGGGCGTCGGGAAGGGGACGGCGCCGGGCGGCTGCACCTTGACGCCGGGCGGCAGCGCCGGCCCGCTCTGCGCCAGCCGGTCGGTGATGATCTTGAGCGCCGCGGACGGCAGCATCTCCTTGCCCTCGAAGGTGATTTTCTCGAGCTTGGCGTCGTCCTTCATCGCCTGGTACGTCTCGTGGATCTGGCCCTGCATGGCCTTCGCCGCTTCCGTCCCGGTTAGCGGCTGCGAGGCGGCGGCCTGCGACAGCTGGTGATTGAAGACGGCGAGCTGCTCGGCCTTGGACAGCTGGGCCATCGCCTCGTCGAGGGACCGGCCGCGGATGAGGCTGTCGTTCACCTTCGCCATCGCCTGCTCGCGCCCGAAGGTGAGCCCCGCCTCGTAGCGGGCCATGGCCTGCTTCGTGGGCAGCGTCGCTTGCCCCTCCGCCGCCGCCTTCAGCGCCGCCGCCTGCGCCTGCGGGCCGGCGAGGGCATTCTCCAGCGCCACCTTGTCGCCCCGGGACAGTTCCGCCGCGTGCTGGTCCGTCCAGTCCTTGATGGCGATCGGGTCGTCGACGTTGACGCCCCGCTGCTTCATCGACAGCCGGGTGGGCATCGCGTCGGCGATCCCCTGCAAGCCCTTGTCGTCCCCAGCCAGGGCGTACATCCGCGCCATCTGCGCCTGACTATCGTTCGGCCCCAGCCGCTGGGCGATCGAGTTGGCGAGGCTCGCCCGCTGCGTCGCCTGCTGCTGCTCGCGGAGCTGCGTCGCGGAGACGGCCGCGGCCTTGCTCTGCTGCTCGCTCGCCAGGAGGTCCCGCTGGTACTGCAAGTCCTGCTGCTTCTGATACCTGTCCACCGCCGCGTCCTGCGTCAGCGAGCGGCCGAGCGCCGCCTGCGCCATCGCCTCCCCGAGGCCGCCCGGCCGCGCCGCGCCGAAGGCGACGCCCATGCGCGCCATGGCTTCCGCGTTCGCCTGGTGCTGCTGCTCGTCGGGGAGATCCCCGAAGCTCTGCGGGTACTGCGGCGGCTGCGGGATGTCCACCCGCGGGGGCGCCGGCCCCATGAGGTCCTGCGGCGTCAGCGGCGGCGGCCCGCCGGCCGCGGGCGCCGGCCCTGCCGGCCCCTGCGCCTGCTGCAAGCGCAGTAGCGCCGCCGCCAGCGGCCCCTGCGGCGCCTGCCCGCCAGCAAGCGGAGGGGCGGGCGGGGGCTGCTGCCCCAGGTAGGGGTAGAGCGTCGGGTCGTAGTTCGGACTCGCGGGGTCGGTCGGGTCGTACGGCCCGGGCATGAAGGGGAGCACTAGACGCGGCCCTCGCGGTGGTGTATGCTTACGGCATGACCGAGGCAGAGGAGCTCGCCGCGTTCGCCTGGTTCGTCCAGACCGACCTGCTTCACCCGAGGAGAGGAGGCAGCCCCATGCAAAGGTACATGCCGGCCTTCTACATTTGCCGCCAAGGGATCGACGGCTCCGTGAGCCCCGTGATGACGGCGTGCGCAGCCGGCGAGTGGGTGCGCTTCGCCGACGTGCCGCAGTTCCCGGAGGTCGCCGCCGCCGAGAAGCGAGAGCGCGAGCTGGCGACGGCAGCGCTGCGGCAGAAGCAGGCCGCCGAGCGCGAGCGCGACGCGGCGCGCGCGGAGCTGGAGAATCTGCGCCGCGCGCACCGCATCGTGCAAGCCGAGGCCGATGGGCTGCTCGAGGAGCGCGACTCTCTGCGGCAGATGTGCCTTGAGGGCGCGCTGCCGGACGCCGGCTGGTGCTACGACACCCCGCCACCGCGCGCCACATTCGTAGACATGGGGCAGAGCGACTCCCTCATCATTCGCTACGGCGACGCCTGGCGCCGCGTGGAGGCGCCCCCGCGGAAGCCGGCGAGCTGAGCTAGCCGTAGGCATTGGGATCTCCGCCATAGTTCGGGTCCACCACGTTGCCGCTGCTGTCGTAGATCTGGCCGTCCGAGCCCTGGTACAGGCCATTCCCGAGCGCGGTGGTGGTGAGGCCGGGCGTCGAGGTGACGGGACTGCCGCCGCCTCCCCCGCCTGGTCCACCGCCCAGGCCGCCGAGCATGTTGCCGAGCCCGCTGCCCAGCTGCGAGCCGCCGAGGATGCCCGCCATGGTCTGGCCGCCGACGTTCTGCTGCGGCATGTTCCTGAAGTCCGTCCCGGTCTGGGTGGTGCTCCCGAAGCCGTGGGTGAGGTTCCCGATGATGCCACTCGCCTGCGCCAGCCGGGTCATCGGGTCATAGAACTGCTGCTCCTGGAAGCCCAGCTGCGACTTGCCCAGCGAGACGCCGGCGAGCGAGGCCCGCAGCTGGTCCGCGGCCTGCTGCGCCGCGACCGCGTTGCGGTCGGCGCCCGCGGACAGGTTCCCGGCCGCCTCGTACCCCGCGTAGGGGATGTTGCTGATGGCGGGCGCCGCGTTGAGCGCGCCCAGCTGCTCGGCGCCGAAGGCCGTGCTCTGCTGCCCCATCCCCGACAGGTCCGCCAGCTGCCCCTGCTGCTGGGTGCCGATCGCCGTGCCGAGCTCGCCCATCCGCGCCAGCTGGTCCTGCTGCGCCAGGCTCGCCATCCCGAGGGCGTAGTTCGCCGAGGCGTTGGTGCGCGCCGCGCCCAGCGTCCCGCCGGCGGAGGCCATCGCCGCCGCGATCTGGGCCGCGTTGTTGCCGGCGCCGACGTTGATGCCCTCGCCGGCCTGCAAGGCCGCGTTCTTCTGCTGCAAGTACTCCTGGTAGTTCTGCCCCTGGAGGTTGGCGTTGCTGCCGGCGAGCGCGGTCGCGTAGTTGTTCGCCGCCTGCCCCATCGCCTCCCGCCAGGCGCTCCCGCCCATCAGCCCGGAGCCCATGGAGTCGCTGTTGATCCCGGGCAGCACGCTGTTCTTGAACTGCGTCTCCGTCTGCCGGTTGGCCGCCTGCATCTCGGCCGCGAGGTTCGGGTCGGAGTTGGGGTCGTACTTCGAGGCCAGCTGATCCTTGATGTACTGCGCGACCTCCGGGATGCCGCCGCCGCCCTGGATCGTGACCTGGGTGCCCCCGCCGCCCCCGCCGCCGAACTGCGCCAGCGCCGCGGCCGCCGCCTGCTGCGCCGCGCTGCCGCCGGCCCCCCCCGAGCCGGGACTGCCAGGGGTCTGGCCGGCGAAGAGCTGCTGGATCATCTGCGCCAGCGCCGGGTTGCCGTTCGCGTAGTTGCTCGCCAGGTCGGCAAAGGTCTGCGCCTGCATGGGGTTCGTCGACTGCCCCTTCTCGAGCTGCTGGATCATCTGGGAGGAGGGGTCATAGACGGAGCTGCCCTTCGCCGCCGCGGCCAGCAGCGCCTGGATCGCCTGCGACGTCGACGCGGATTCGCCGGTCAGGCCCGTAGCGCCGGCGCCGGCGGCAGGAGGGGCGCCCCCGGCGGCAGGCGCGGCGCCAGCCCCCGTATTCGGGTAGGGAGCCGCGGTGGACTCCTTGATGGCACCGCTGCCGGAGTAGCCGGCGAACGGCTGATGGCCGGGGCCGGCTGGGCCGCCGCCGTAGAAGAGCGTGTTGCCGTTCGCGTCCACCAGCGTGCCGTCCGCCTGCCGGAAGACGCCCTGCGCCACCTGCGTCAGGCCGCTCGAGCCACCGGCCTGCGCGCTCCCGGCGCCGGTGATCGGCTGGAAGGGGGCCTGCTGGCCGGCGCCCACCGGGGTCGTGCCGCCGTAGCGCGCGGAGTCGCCCTGGATGGCCCCGTAGACGTCGCTCATCAGGCCCTGGTAGTAGTCCTGCGCCGGCCCCCAGGGGTTCTGCTGCGTCGTCAGGTTGACGTGCCCGGCGTTGGCGTTGGCCGCGCTGGCGTTCTGGTTCGCCGACACGCCGCCGAAGATGCCGCCGAGCAGACCGCCCAACCCGCCGAGAAGATCGCTCATGGCGCCCCCATTCTACACCGTCCTAATTATGATACACCCGCCAGGCAATGCCCAGCAGCAAGAGAACCTCGGCCTGGGAGTCGACGTTGCGGGTGAAGAGGACACCGAGTCCCTCCATGGTGGCGAGGATCGGGGAGGCGCTGAGCGTCACCTCGACTGCGTTGACGTTGGAGAGCGAGGGATTGGGCAAGGTGGTGGTGGTCGAGCCGATCGCTGTCCCCGGCAGGGCAGCCCCGACTCCCACGCCGTTGACCGCCAGCGTCACGCCGTAGACTGTTGACGTCGACACCGCGGCCCGGTACACGGCGCGCAGCACGATCAGGTGGCTATTCCAGCTGGGCTGTGGGCGCAGCGCCCAGCCGGCGGAGCTGCTCGAGCCGGGTGGGAAGCTCACCACCTGCACCGCGCCCGCCCCCCCGCTCGCCGCCGAGAGCGTCGCTCCCACCAGCCGCGCCGCACCCGGCGCCAGCCAGCCGGTGTCGCTGGCGAGGTTACTGGCGTCGGTCAGCAGCTTCAGGTTGGTGTCGTGGATCGACGGCAGCGCCGCCTTGGGGCCCCGCTGGGTGCTGACCGCCACTACTTCCTCCCCCGCGGGTGCCAGGTGACGTACAGCCCGTGGAAGGCGTAGAGCATGTCCGGCAGGGAGATCGGCGCCACGTTGACGGTGAAGATCCACCAATAGGCCGCCATCTTGACCGGGAAGGCAAACGTCTCGCCGGCCCGCAGCCAGGGCGTCGTCTGCGTGCGGTAGCTGCCGCTGCCCGGCCGCACCAGGGGATTGTTGGCGCACTCGACGGTGATGGACACCTGCGGCGCCACGGCCGGCGACGTCGAGGACCAGACCGGCGTGATGTCCTCGACGTCGGCCCAGATCTCGTAATCCTGCTGTGGGTCCGGCACGTAGGTGAAGCCGCGCTGCCGCGGCCCCACCGGCATGCTGACCTTGTCGAGGCCGATCGAGCGCCGCTGCGTCTTGAGCGTCGCCTGCAAAGTCTTCGTGCCGTTGTACTTGTACCAGCTCGTCGTGCCCGGCGAGACGACGCCGTAGTCGAAGCCCAGCGTGCCGCGCAGGAAGTGGGAGTCGGAGGTCGAGACGTTGAGCTGCCCGATCTCGTAGCAGGTGGGGCCCGCCGGCAGCGCTGACCAGCGGTCCTCTGTCGGGCTGTAGCAGACGCGCTTGCCGTGCTGCCATGGGGTGTCGGTCAGCCCCTGGTACTCCCAGAAGATGAGGTGGGCCGCGCGGTCGTACCAGCCCACCATGACCTGGTCCTCGCTCGCCATGTCCGGCGGGTCGTAGGGCTGGATGGCGTTGGGCGAGCTCACCGGGTCCGCCATGTAGGAGGCGAGGACCTCGTCGCCCACCCGCTCGACCGGGTTCGACGCGCTGTAGGGGTTCAACCGCCAGAAGCAGGCCCCACCCCAGAAGTAGATGGCGTCGTCCGCCAGCACGATCGAGCGGGGGAACGGCGTCCCGACCGACCGGGTGATCTCGTCGAGCCGAAAGACGCTCTGGTCGCCGGTCCAGGTCAGGGAGTGGATGGCGTTGCGCTTGAAGATGACGGCGTTGTCGCCGCCCACCAAGCCCATGATCTGCCCGGGCGTCGAGCTCACGCGGCCGTTGCCGCTCTGGGTAGTGAGGGACGGCGTGAAGGAGCTGAAGTTGCCGCCGGCGCTCCACCAGATCCAGTCCGGGCCGTAGCCGGTCAGGTTGATGTCCCCGAGCAGCAGGAACTGCCGCACGATCGCCATGTGCCGCGCCTGCGGCGCCGGGGACGGATCACTGATGAGCGGCGCGAAGAGGCCGGCGCCGGCGAGCCGCGCCTGGATCGGGTCAACGTAATTGGTGGCGTAGACGTCCGCGCCCACCTGCAAGAACTGCCAGCCGGCGGGGTGCGCGGCGCCCGCGGCGTAGCCGCCGGAGGCGGAGACGTTGGTAAAGCCGGTCGGGGAGACGGTGTAGAGCTTCGTCGGCGTGCCGGCGTAGATCGTCGGTACGTCCCCCTTGTAGGAGGTCAGTGGGTCCGGCGCCTCGAGGTCCGCCCAAGAGATCTCCGCGGCCGAGGTCGGGGGGACCGCCAGCTCGAGGAACGAACAGATCCCGCTGCGGGGAGTGGCGGCGTCGAACTCGATGCGCGCCACCTGAATGTTCGGGCCGAGCGTGAGCTGGAGCTGGAAGGGCTGCCCGGCCGGGATGAGGGCGTCCACCGCCGCTGCTGCGCTGGCGCCGAGCGTGTGGGAGTAGGCGGTGACGCTCGCGGCCGGCGTGACCGTGAAGCTGTCGATGACGGTCCCGGTGTAGCTGAGCAGCGCCAGCGTCGCCGAGGCGCCGGAGCCGGAGGCGCGCATGGCGATCACGTAGCCGGTCGGGGAGAGCGACGGCGCGGTGGGCGTCGGCACCGAGAAGATGGTCAGGGTGGGCGTCCCGGCGGTCTGGGTGTAGACATAGGTCGCGTCGCTGGCGTCCGCCAGCACCTGCCAGGCCTGCGAGCTCGGCGGCGAGACACCGAGCGGGAAGGCGGAGCTGGTGTTCTGCGCGGTGGGGACACCCGGGGTCTGAAACTGCGTCGACGGGACGTCGACCGGGTAGGAGGCCACGATCGAGCACGTCAGCGCCGTGTAGTCGGTGATGCCGGCCGCCGTCGCCTCCGGGATCTGCGTCGTGTAGAGGTGCGGCGTCGTCGGGGCGTTGACCAGAACCTGCTGCGCGACGACTGCCGCGCCTTGCAGCACGCTGAGCGTCAGCGTCACGCCGGCGTTGCTGGCCGCCAGCTCCGCTTGCAGGGCGTGCTGGGTGCGGGTGATGGGATCCAGCGCGGTCGGGGCGAGGACGCCGCTGTAGGCGTCGCTGGCGCCCGGTGCGAGCGCCTTACTGACGATGGCAGGCGTGGTGACGACCGGGAAGGTCGCGAGGATCTGCCACAGGTTCGTCGAGATGGCGCCGGGCTGCCCTAGCCAGCCGCCGATGGCGGTGTCGGCGGAGGGGTAGACCGGCTGGCCGGTCCCCGGCACCGCAATCGTCCACTGGAGCGCCAGCTTGGTGTAGTCGGTGATCGCCGCCGCCTCGCCGGTCGTGAGGTTGAAGGACACCGTGAGGAAGCCGGGCTGCGCGGCGCTGCCGCTGACCGTGCGGTGGGCGAGGTTCGTGCCGGCCGGCTGCTGCTGGAGGTAGAAGTCGATCGTCCAAGCCCCCGTCGTCGCCGGGATGGCGTAGCGAAACTGGATGACGTGGCCGCTGGTGACGCCCGGCGCGGCGATCGGCGAAAGCGCCAGCTTGACGACGATGCCAGAGCCCGGGGCCGGCACCAGGATGTAGGCCGCGTCGCTCGGCGTCGACTCGTTGACCTGCTGGTAGAGCGGCTGGCCGTAGGCCGGGTGAGCTTCGCTGCCGACGCCCGGGCCGCCCACGATGTCCGCGGAGGGCCGCGCGTAGAGCACGGTGCGCGCCTGCTGAAAGGTGTGCACCAGGGCGCCGGTGACCGGGCCGTCGCCGGCAAGCGTCGCCTGCACCTGCTTCTGCTGGCAGAGGCGGAAGCTTTGGTGGACGGGGAGCAAGTTGTCGGCGACGGCGAGGTGCGGGCCGACGTCGCCGCTGTCCGGAACCCAGGCGTCGAAGGTGACGAGCGTGACCGGCACTAGACGGAGGCCTCCACCCGCTGTATGCTTACGGCATGGCTGGATCGAATGGGCTCATCCGCTACTTCGGCGGCAAGGTGAAGATCGCGCCGTGGATCGTGGCGCACCTCCCTCCCCACCGCGTCTACGTTGAGCCCTTCGGCGGGGGGGCGGCGGTGCTGCTGGCGAAGCCGCGGGCGCGCGTGGAGGTCTACAACGACCTCGACGACGGCCTGGTGAACCTCTTTCGGGTCCTGCGGCACCCGACGCAGGGTGAGCAGCTGCTGCGGCTGGTGCGCCTGACGCCCTACGCCAGGAAGGAGTTCGAGGCGGCCTACGAGCCGACCGACGACCCGGTGGAGCGCGCCCGGCGCCTTCTGGTGCGGTCCCACCTGGGGCATGGGGGAGAGGCCACCAACGGCAGAAGGACCGGCTTCCGCCGCGCCAGCCACAGAAAGGAGGCGAGATCCACGCACCCCGCCCTCGATTGGCCGCGGTACCCTGCGCGCCTCGCGCGGCTGATCGCGCGGCTGGCCGGCGTCGTGGTCGAGCATCGGCCGGCGATCGAGGTGATGGCGTACTACGATGCGCCGGACACCGCGACCTACCTGGACCCCCCGTACCTGGTCGAGCTGCTTCAAAATCCCTACGACCGTCTCTACAATCACCCCCTCGCGCCGCTCGGCCACGAGGACCTGGCAGCGGCGGCCTCCCGCTGCGCCGGCACGGTCCTGGTGAGCGGCTACCACTCGCCGCTCTACGACCGGCTGTACGCGGGCTGGCAGCGCCACGAGCGCCGCGCGGTGACGACCGGCGGCGGCAGGAGGACGGAGGTCCTCTGGATCAAGCCCGCGGGTCACCAGATCCCCTGTAGCGGCTGCTCTTCGCCGTAGCTCGGGGGCGCCTGCGCGCTGGCGCTCTTCGCCTGCGACACCTGCGTCGAGAAGATCGACACCGCCTCCTGCCACTCCTTGTCCTGAAACTCCTCCTGCTGCGCGTCCTTGCTCAGCCCGCGGTGGTAGTCGCGCATCACCAGCGCCCGCAGGGCGAACTCGCCGTCGTTGAACCACGGGTTGGTGACGCCGACGCCGCTGGCCGCCGTGATGAGCGCGCCCGTGGCGCTGTCGCGCGTCGCGTCGCGGAGGTAGTCGCCGGCCAGCTGCTGGGCGCCGGCGGGGATGGGGCCGAGCAGGATCGCCTCATGGTGGAAGCACCACAGCCCGGTGTAGATGCCGGCGAAGACGACGCGCAGCGAGCTGGCGCGGATCTGCTCGATCGAGCCCCGGCGGATGGGGATGCCCGGCAAGCCGAAGGCGTTGCCGACCAGCACGTAGAAGCTGTCCATCTCCTGGAAGTCGGGCGGCACGCCCACGACGTAGCCGGGCGGCGGCGTCAGCGCCGGCGCCGGGCCCACGTAGGGGATGCTGCCCGGCTGGCGCCCGGTCGGGTACTCCTGCTGATTGGCGGTGGTCATGAAGGTGAAGCTCGCCTCCATGAACAGCGTGCGCACCGTCGAGGCCTTGCGCAGCGAGCGCACCAGCGCCTGCCCGAGGAAGGTCGCGTCGCGGGCCGTGCTCGCGTCCAGCTCGCCCTGGAGGTTGGCGAGAAAGGTGGGAACGTCAGACATTGACTGCCGCCGGCAGGGCGTGTATGCTTACGGAATGGATAGATTCCTGCGGTGGGCCGGCACCTCCGAACAGTATCTGACCGCTGCGGCTGCCGTCCTCCAGGATCGCGGATGGCAGGACCCGCCCATCAATGGGCGGCACGAGGTCGACGAATCGGTGCGACAGGCAGTAGGCTCTGAGTTTCTGATGCCGATGGCCGCCTGGACCGCGCTTCGCATGCACCTGGGGCGGCACTCCGTTTCCTTCCAGCGGGATCTCCTGCCCCAGCTTATCGCCATTCTGCGATCGTCCGCCGTCGCCGCGCGCGAACTCTCCTACCTCGACGAGATCCCCGAAGACGAGGACGACTAGCTCGCTCATCCGCCTCCTTGAAGCTGGCCCCCGCCGGCCTGCGGCGCCGGCGGGGGAGGGAGCCTTACTTCCAGGTGGCGTAGAGGGTGAAGGTCACCTGCGCCGCGGTGGCCGCGGCCGCCGTGTTCTGCAACACGATGCGCCCGAAGCCCTGCGCCGGGCCGCCCGTCACGCCCATGCCGCACTGGATGCTGCCCGCCACGCTCGCGGTCGCCTGCGCGGCCGGGAGCAGCGGGATCAGCACGCCGTACGGCGTCGCCTGCGCCGCGCCCAGCAGCGTCGGCGTCAGCCCGACGATGAACGAGTCGTAGTTGACCCCCAGCTTGTCGGTCAGGCGCAGCAGCAGGTTCGCGGCGAGCAGCGGCGTGCCGTTGGTGTCCGCTCGGCCCCAGGTCATCTCGACCTTGACGAGCTGCTTGTGCAGCGGCACCGGGATCAGCTCGATCACGCCGGCCGCGTCGCCCTCGAGCGCCGTGGTCAGCGTCGCCGAGCAGCAATCGCCGTCGATCGCCTCGAGCGCGTTGTACGGGCGGGGAGAAAGCGGCCGGCCGGGGACCGCCGTCGAGAAGAGGTTGCTGTAGAGAAGGGTCGCCATCGCATCCTCTCCTTAGACGTCGCTGTAGTGGGAGACGACGCCCCCACCGAACGACTCTTGGTTGCCCTGGTTGAGGTTGACCACCACCCGGTTCAAGCCCCAGTTGGTGTCGACCTGGAAGGTCCAGTTGCGCAGCAGGGTCACGTCGGTGTAGCCGAAGTGATTGCCGCCGGTGAAGCCGGACCCGTAGGTGCAGTGGCCGCTGCGGGCGCCGAGGAAGAGAGCCCGCTTGACGTTCGCTTGGTTGGCGCCGGTGCCGAGGGGCGCGCCGGGGCCGGCGTTGACGACGCCAGGCGGCAGGAAGTCGCTCTTGAGCACGACCGTCTTGCCGTAGCGGAAGCCGTCCGCGGTGATGAGCGGGGAATCGTCGTAACCCTCGCCGCCGGTGATCGCGGCCCGGGCCAGGTCGTAGAAGTCGCTCTGCGAGCTGTTGAGCTTGATCTGCTGGAAGCCCTGCGGCGACAGGATGAGAACGAAGTACTCACCCCACGGGGTCTGCATGGGAGCCATCGGCCACTCCACGTAGTCCCGCGACGTCCACCGCTTGACCAGCTCGTCGATGACGCGGGTGGACATCTGGCTCGAGGGAGCATTGGCGATCTGCGTCTCGGTGGTGTTGGAGCCGCCGCCGGACGGGGGCACCAGGTACCACTTGCCACCCTGACCGTTGGTCTTCGTGCCGTCCGGCGGCACGACGACGTTGCCGCAGGACATCGTGTAGTCGGTGAAGTTGTTGACGGGCAGCTGCGGGCCGCCGGCGCCGTTCGCCACGGTCCCGGTGAAGCCGGCGAGCTGGCGGAAGATCGAGTACTCCAGATGCTCGGCGTGCTGCCGCGCGACGCGCCCGATCTCGTTGCGCTTCAGGTTGAAGCTCACCTGGTTCTGTTCGGCGGGGAGGTTGGGGACGCCGCCGTCGAACTTGTAGTAGCGCATCGACAGGGAGACGTCGATGTAGCTGGTGCCGGACGCCTGGCCGAGCGAGTTGACGAGCGCCGTCTTCGGGACCTCGCCGTGGTTGGGCTGGGTGAAGCGCATGATGATGGTGTCGCCGCGGCCACCACCGCCCGCATCGGGGCGGTCCTCGTAGACGATGCCGCTCTTGGGCTTGTTGCCCTCGATTAGCTTCGCCAGGACCTTGCGCTCCGTCTCGACGATGACTCCAGCTCGCCAGTTGAGCTGGGAAAGGGTGCTGCCTGGCAAGATGACGGTCGGCACTGCTGCACCTCCTGCAAGAGGGTCCAGGTGCTACGATGCGCCGACTTGCTCAGCGCGGCAGGAGGTGCTTGAGGAGCTCCGGTCCCTCGTGGCCCCCGGAGGGGCTCACGGAGCCGGCGTGGCGGGCGCCGGCGGTCCCGGATCGGTTGTTCGTGGGGTCGATCCGCCCCCCGGCTTATGCCCCGCTCGGCCGAGCGGGAAGGTAGCCAGCCCTCTGGCTTGCGGGGTCCCAGGTCCCGGCAGGGCTCGCGTTGCCCCGCAGCGAAGACTTTACGGCGTACGGTTGGCGGGTGTCAAGAGGGCGGCGGGGAAGGCGGCTCCCGCCGGCACAGCATCCGCGCCGCCCCGCGGCAATTCGCTACGGCGTCTTGAAGTGAATCCCCCAGTCCTGGATCGGCTGGAAGGGGATGCCGTCGTTCTGCGTCCAGGTGTGCTGCGCACCCGTCTTGGTGTCGTGGACGGTCAGCGAACACCCGACGTTGGTCAGGCCGCCGGCGAAGATGCCCCAGCCGGCGTCGCCGGCCGGCACGATGCCCACCATGACGTCGGCCTTCTTCTTGTCGAAGAACCAGAAGTAGCAGGTACCTCCCTCCGTCTCCGGCAGCGCGACCGGCGTGCCTGCGCCGCTGAGCAGCTCGGTCTGGCCGTTGGCGATGCCGGTGTGCTTGTAGGTCATGCTGACCTGGAAGCGGTCGAGGAGCAGCAGCGCGCCGGGCGCGAGCGCCTTGGCGGCAGGCGGAGCGGGCGGCGCGCCGGCAGGCGGCGTCGAGGGGTGGCCCACCGGCGGTGTCCCCACCGGAACGGCCGGCGGCGGCGACGACGCGACCGGGTTGCCGTGGATGTCCACTTCGTTTAGCGCGGTCCCAGAGTAGATCCGGATCCGGCCGTCCGGTGTCACATAGGCCTGTCCCTGGAGCATCCCGTCGAACGGCACGGCCGGCACCGGGATCGGCTTGAGCGTCAGCGGCCCGTCGGCGCTAGGGCCTTGCGCCTTCATGGCGAGTGTCCTGGCCTGCGGGCAGACCTCGCTGTCCAGCTGGTCTTGGAGGTCACAGGTGTACGGCAGGGCGATCTTGCCCTTGAACCAGCCCCCGTAATCCCCGTCGTGGATCACCTGGCCCTCGACCAGGAATCCACCCTCGACCCCGCTGCTGCCCCGCCAGTTGTGCAGCAGAGACGGTGCCTCCACGGGAGCGCCGAGCGTCGACGCACAGGGCTTGGCGAAGCCCCACCTCGCCAGGCAGGCCGCGGCCCAGGCCGGGTTGTCGACGCCGCCGACCGCCGGCGGGATGTTGGGGACGGAGGGGTCCCACTTCCCGGTAAGCACCACGTCTCCGTGCCCCGGCGTGCCGTCTTGACGGAGGTACCCCTCCCCCTGCGGCGGGAGGCCCTCCGATTGGAAGAGCCTTGCGATCGCGCTGTCCATGCGGTTCTCCTCAAAAGTCAATGGCGACCGTGATCGGTACGCCGTAGTCGGTCGTCTTCGCGCCCGGGAGCGCCGAGTAGCCGTAGCTGGCATAGGGCCGCGCGCCGAGCACGAGCGCGCGGCCGCAGCGCCAGCTCTTGGCCGCGCAGCTGTCGTTGCTGCCGAGATGCACGCTCAGGAAGTCGTGCTCGACGAACAGGCCGAAGCGCTTTCCAACAAAGTCCCACTCCCCGCCGGCCCGCGACAGGCCGCCGAGCTGGAAGCGGGGGCGCGGGTTGGGCGCGATGGAGAGCGAGAACGCTGGCTCCTCGCTCGGCTTGCCGGTCAGCGCCGGCAGGGCGGTGCCGCCGTAGGGTAGGCGCGGCAGCTTCTGCTCGGGGTAGGTGGTGGTTACCGGCTGCTCG